CCCTCTGCGGACCGATCGTCCGTTGGATACACTCGACGCGGCCGGCCCGGTCCCCGCTTCTCGCGGACGGGCTCTGCTACCGTATCGCCTGCTACGTACGCCTCAAGCACCCTCGCCCTCTCCACCCAGATCGGCAGATCAGGCATGGACACGCCGGCTGGGCGCGCCATCTCCAGGCACTTGAGGCGGATTTCCGAGAGCGTCATCATGTCGGGAACGCTCGATCCATTTTGGCTTGCAGTTCGGCCGTCAGGCGCTTGTGATCGGGATGACCCGCGTCGAACAACGCTGCTTGATTGGCCTTGCGGAACTCCGATGCTTCCTGCAGCCATTGATCCGTGGTCTTGATCGTCTCGCCCGTGCGGCCCTTGAGCTTCGTCTCGCCAACCAGATCCTTGCCCATCTTGGCAAGCATGCGCATCATGCGCGGATCGTTGCCGAGCCCGCTCTCATTCAGGAAGCCGACGAATTCCTCGTCCGCATATTGCGCCATGGTCGCGCGCACAACCGTCTGTACTTCGGGCAAAGAAGAACCGTACTCCCGCGCAATCGCGCGCTCGCCTTCCTCGCGCGCCTTGCTCATCGCCTGGGCGTGTGCAGCAATGGCCTGCTGCTGGTGCGCCAGATACGCGTCATAAACAGCCTGAGCCTGTCGCGTGTTGAGCCCGTTCTCGTGCGCGAGCGTGCGGAATACTTTTTCCGCGCTTTCGTCGGCCGCGATGCCGTCCGGAAGCTTCTCAGGCTTCTTCAGCTCGTAAGCCTCCGGCGTGTCCGGCCGGCCGAGCTTGGCATAGACCGCGTTCCACCCGTCTTTGTCGGTCTCGTCTTTCGGCAGCATTAGCTTATCGGCGCCAAGCATGCGCTCGAGGTTCAAGTACGACTTCGCGACGACGTTCGGGTCAACCGTCCCGTCTTCATTGATGAATTTCTTCATCGACGCGTGGCTCGCGTAATCGTCGGCGAGTTTGAACCGCCCTTCCGGAGCGGCAACCGGAGCCGCCGGCTTTACCTCAGCAACCGGTGCCGGCGACGACGACGCCGTTGGGGCCGGTGCCGCCGCGATCGACGCAAGCATGCTCCCATTTGCTGCCCCTGCCGGTGCCGCCTCAGTTGACCCAATCGCCATAGCCCAATTGCTCCAAGGTTGACTTTTTGTCGTCCACAAACTTGTCCGGCGCATAGGCCAGATACATGCCAATGTGCATTGCCAGCTCGCGCCGTCCGCGATCGGCCGCTAGAACGCCTGGATCATTCGACGGCGGCACCGAATAAACACCAGCCGCCCTCATGATATCCGCCAGCACAAGCTTGCCGTCCTCGCTGCTAAACACCCGGCGATACGTCTTCGCAAGCTCGTCCTTAGCTACCTTGCTCATGCCGCCTGATCCATGTTCGCTGCGATCATCGAGTTGATATCGACTTCACCACCCGCTTGCGCGTCGGCCAAGCTCTTGATGGCGCCGGCGCCCTTCTGGGCCGCGCCCGCGATCGGTTCAGCCGCCGCCATTGCCATTTGGGCGCGCTGGGCTTCCGCGGCCGCTTCCTTCTCCTCGTCGCTCACGCGGATTTCGCCCGGAACATAGAAGCGCTCGCCGAGCCATGACAGCGTGCGCTCCGGCGAATACACCTTCGCGAATAGCGTCGGGTCCATCTGCATCAGCGGTGCTGCGTACTGCATCAGGCTGGCATAGCCGTCCGCGTCGCTCATGCGCTGCGCGTTGGCGATCGGCGAGACGTATTCGACCGTCAGCTTTATATCCCCATCTCCGAGCGCGCCGCCCACAGCGAAACCTTTCGGCATCGGCGGTATATTCTTATCCCGGCGCATATACGCGTACTCTATGTCAATGATGTTCCCCAAGAACTCCTCAAGCCGTCCGATTACCGGACCGAGTAGACGCATGCGCTCTTGCGTGCGCTGGGCAACCTCGGTCGCCGTCATCTTGGCGTCGGTCACAATCTGCAGCACGTCCGCAAAAAACGTCGTGCGGATGCGATTGCGGAGGCTCTCCATCATGGCCTCGACATCGCCGCTCACCTGCGACGTTGGAAGCGTCATGATCTCGCGCTGGCCACGGTAAAAGTTAAACGAGCCCGGCGCTGCCTTGACCGGTCCGAGCATGGCATCGTCCGGCAAGAACACGACAGGGTCCGCTGCCTTCTGCATGCCCTTCAAATTCGTCACGGCCATCTGCTGCAGCAGCCGCACATCCGGGAGCGCGACCGAGCCCGGACCGCGTCCGTACGTCTCACCCGGCCGACGTTGCCAGCGAAACACTGAATACGGGAACTCATCGAATCCACTTTCGCTCAGTAGATGCTTGGTTGCCCGCTCAAAGTAGATGCTTTCCCAGCTCTTATTTAACGCATCTTTTTTGTCAACTTCTCGACTGCGACGCGGCCTAACCCCGTGCACAATCTCGACCGTGTCGTGCACCTTGTTCGCGCGCCACAGCTCTTTGACCTTGTCAGAGCATTTATCGCCGAACTCCGAGACGCACTGCCCGACGCTCCACGAGAACAGCCGGTAGACGGTATCCGTGTCGCCTTCGGCGTTCTCGGCGATAACGCACTCAGACAAAGCGCGGCATTCGTAGAGTGCACGCCCGTCCGCGCGCTGGCCCACGAACATAATGCCGGTCCCGTATCGGCCGGCCGAGTCGAAGACTTCATTGAGCGCCGTCGTAAACCGTGTTCCAGGCGCATAGCGACGCTGGAACATACGGTTCGTGACCTCGTCAAGCCAGCTCGCTACGTCAGGCTCCTTGTTGGCTTCCGCGCTTTGCGTCCTGAGACGGTGCCATTTCGTGGCCGGGTTCGTCGCGGTTCCATGCAGTCCCGCCGTGAGCAGATCGGCGGAATGCACACCCGTCGAGTCAACCAGCCGGTTCGTGCGGCGGTCGCCAACCGTGCGCGCGCCGGTGAAACCGCGCCCATTCGGTTCCATCACCTCGGCAATCATCTCCCAATGCGATTCACACTGCGCGCGCTCGGTCGAGCCCTTCAGTGCTTCATACTCGCGGGAGATGATCTCGATATCAGGGGGCATCGAATGCACCAGACCATGCGAAAGACTTGCCGTTCGCGGCCGTCCAGGTAATCACCAGCATCTTCTCGCCTTCGGGCGTTTCCTCAATGCGAGAGGCTTTCTTGACGGGGATCGGCGCCAGCCCTTCGCGCAGGAATGACGCCTCGATCACTTCCTCGCCCGTCTGCTTGGCCCATGCTAGATCGTATTTCATTGAAGGCCCTCCGCCCACACCGCAACGCGACCGCTTGGCATCGTCCACTCAATCACCAACACGTTGCCGACGCCGTCCTTGTGCTCGATCCACTCTCTGGTGGCAATCGGCGCTGATGCGCCCTCAGTAGCCAACGCCTTCGCCAGCGCTGCGCCCGCTGCCAACCGATGCCAAGGATTGAGCGACCCGGCATTCTTCGGCGTGCTATCAATCATGTCGACCCCCGCTTGGTTTTCGTCCACTCCTCCCAAACCGCAACGCGCCCGCTCGGCATCCTCCACTCAATCACCCGCACATCGCCGACCCCGTCCTTGTGCTCGATCCGGGTTCTCGCTGAAATCGGCAATACACCCTCCCTCGCCACCACCTTCGCTAGCGCTGCATCCGCTGTATCCGCCTGAACAAAAATCTTTGTCTCCTCTGCTTCAAGAAGCATTTGCCGAAACACAGACTCGACCATATCACGCAAATCTCCGCCCAAGGGATGCTCCCTTGCGACCTCGTAACCGGCCTGGATCATCTTCGGCGTGACCTCAATCATGCCGCCCCCAGCTTGGTCTTGGTCCCGTCGGCCTGCCCCGCGCCGAGCGGGCCCGTAATCATGGTCTGCTTATCCTGCGACTCACCCGCCGCGCCGGCTCTCTTCACGAGGCCCGCGAATGTCGCATCGCGTTGAGTGGGTGGTGTCGGTGGGGCTGCCGCTGCCGGCATCTTGGCGGACCAGCACATTCGCTCGCGTCTCCCTCAGCCATACGAAGCGCTGATACGCGGCGCCGTCCTTTCCAAATAGCAACATGGGCGGGCCTTCTTTGGCCGCTCCAAGACGCAACAGGAACTTTTCAGCCTCAGTGTTGCCAAATCTACTACATGCTTCGAGACGTTGTATCAAGCCGGTTTGCTGCAGTTGGCGTAATTCTCGGTGTGCCCATCGCACCAATGCCACGGACACCGCTGACCATTTGTCGGTCCCGTATGCGATCGCATCCCAGACACCAGGCCAGCGCTCGACAAACGCCATGACGCCATGCGGTCGACCATCGTGCCAAGCCACCGCGCCCCTTCCCTGATTGCGAACCGCAATGACAGTCTCTGCCGCCAACCTCAACGGGCTGTCGTGCGGCGCAATCGGGTAGACCTCCACCCGGTCCGCCTCGCGCATGTTGAGGCACACCATCTCGACCGCGTGCAACTCAAAGGGCCGGATCATCGCCATGCGAGCACATCATAATCGGATTGCACCGTCGGCTCGCGCTCGCGACCGAAGTCGAGAACGTCGTAATGCACGTGCGCGATGCGCTGCTCCTGTGCTGCTGCTTTGACATCGAACAGCTGCACGGCGAGCTCGCGGAACGCATCCGCGCCGTGCGAGGACCAGTCGTGCAGAGGCGTCCGCTTCGGCGTGTTGTTCTTGGCGTCCCAATCGACGCGGTACTGCCTCAACGCCTCTAGGCCTCGCTCACACTTCTTGGCGTCAAACACGCATTTGCCAATCAAGTTGCGAGCGGCATTGATGCCGTCCTGCACTGGAAGGCGGCTGCCCGAGCGGATCGGGCGCAATTTGAGGTCTTCCAATGTCTGCTTGCGGGTTTTCGCGGATGTCATTTCCCGCGTGTCGACATCGTGCGGCAGGTAGTGCTCGGCGTACGTGTATGGCCGCGCCACGACTTCCTTGGCAATCTCCGTCAGCGCGCGGCCTCGAAACTCCGCGTACTCCAACACGCGAACCTCGCGCCCAACGATCTGGGCCCACCAGATGGCCGTAGCGTCGTCGAGCCCAAGATCCCATGCGGTATAAACAGGCACGGTTGGATCGTGCGGCACCACGCCGATGCGGTTGTCCAATCCTGCCTTAGTAAGAGCCTTGCCGTAGTAAGATCCTACCACCGCCTCTTCAAAGCTGCACAGCCATTCCTGATTAAACAGCGCTTCGCCGTCGTCCTCGCCGTATAGCGCAATCAAATCCTGCTTGGCTTGCTCAAGCTGGGCCGCGTCAACAACGCCAGTCTCGACGGCGTTCTGGCGGATCGCGTACCACTCGGGCGAGCGCTGGGCGAGGTCGAAGGTCTTGTACCCGTGATTGCGGCCACGGCTTGTGTAGATGAAAAGCGCCCAACCACCGTTCTCCGCCAAGATCGGCGCGAGATAGGCGTACGCGCTCGGATCAGCCAACGCCCACTCGGAAAACACAATGCCAGCCGGCGGCGCGCCGACTAGGCTGTTGTAGCTATCCGATCCGACAACCTGCCACGTTGAGCCGTTGTGGAACCGAATGAACATCTGCTGTTCATTGGTGCTCGCCCTGATCGGCGGCGGGAATGCCTCATCTATGCGGCGCTTGCCAGTGTGGGGATTGACCGCGTCCCAGATGGCTTTGCGGGCCTGGGCGTATTCCGGGAGCATGTGCCAGTACGTGGCGACGCGAGTGTGAGCGGCAACCGCTGTCCAATGAAGTGCGATATCGTCTTTACCCCAGCGGCGATGGCAGACGGCGACGGCCCTTTTGCCACCGTTTTCAAGGTGATCCCACAACCTCTGCTGATACCACCTTGGCTTCCAACCGTTCGGAAGTTGTATCGCTGCCACTCTGTGCCAACCTCATCACAGTGATCTGGACCGCTTTGCCTGCTGTGTCGTCTTCGGCTGGACGGGCTTTGCCGTAAGCGCGGTCGAGGATTGCCTGGGCTGCCATGTAAGCCACGCGCTCGTCGTCCGATTTGATCAATTCGACCAGTCGCTTCATGGCGTCCGGGCTTGCTTTGCGGGCAAGCTCGCGGACTTCCTTCGGGACAATCGTGCGGCCGGACGGGTTGCCTGACACCCCCTTCT